CATCTATCATGCCTAGTCTTCTAGGAAAAAATGCTGTTATACCTGGATTATCTTCAATAGTGTCCATCATTTCAGGTCCTGACATATCTGGTGTTAAACCTGGTACACCAGTAGCTTGTCCACCCATGTTCATTGTTGGTGGCATAACTTGTCTTAATGGTGTTTCTGGTATCATACCAGAGACTGTATTCATTGGATTAAATGGATTGTTAGCAGATGCACCCATCGGACTATCAGATGAACCGAATTGACCCATATCTTGTTCTGGTGGTCCACCAGCCATTAAGGATGCTATACCACCTGTTTTACTAGCTACAGGCACAGCTTTTCCGCTTTCATCTGCCTCTGTTCTTATAGGATTGCCTTTCTCATCAAATTTATCAAAAGTTTCACCAGTTGATATATCAGCAATTAATTTTCCAAACTGTTCTTCTTTTAAAGGACTACCACCAAACTCACTGCCATACTTTATATCTGTAGCTTTTAATCTGTTTAGAAAATCATTGTACATCCTCATTGCGGTGTCTCTATCCTTGCTAAATTGATCAAAACCTTTAGCTGCTATAGCTCCTGAACCTATTAATCTAACAAGGTCGCCAATGCCACCACCACCTGTTCCTGGAAGTAAACCCATTCTGCTTAAAGACTGGCCTAAAGATGATGATCCTGTAGTGCCGCCAAACAATGAGGAGCCTAATGAACCTCCAGCGCCACTAAATAAAAAAGGTGATAAGGCTAAAGCAGTAACAGCAGGGTTGTCACCCGCAAAACTGCCAATATCTCTAACGGCTTTTGTTAACCTATTTCTAATACTTTTAAGTCCTAACATAATCTCCTATTGCAATTTATGTGATTGTTGATGGCAAGAAGGCTACGCTTGAATTAAAAAGCCAATTAATTCTATATTTATAGGCAAATTATTGGTATATGACAATAGATAAATGGAGGAGATCCGAATGCAGAAAGAAATAAAACTCAAATTTGATGCTATTAGACCTTTTGGCCCTACCGTAGTAAAGGGAAAAGTGCCTGATTTTATTCTAAATATAGTAAATAAAAAATGTGACGAAATAATAGGAGATCCTAAATTAGCTAAACAATGGGATTGGTCTCAAAACTTAGCTGGTAATGTAAAACAAGAAGTGCGTTTACCACCAGAGTGGATAGATGGTGATGGTCAACAATTAGTTTTTTTAATTGGTGAGATGGTAAAATCATATTTATCAATACCACCAGCTAGTGAAACGCTTGCGCCAGAAAAAATAGATAAGATGGTTATTGAATCTATGTGGGCCGTGAGCCAGTGGGCTGGAGACTTTAATCCTGCACACATGCACGATGGTGATTTATCAGGTGTATTTTATACAAAAATGCCTAAAAGCATTGACAAAGAAAGAGCAGCTGAGGATCATTATCCCAGTGTTGGTGATATACTTTTTATGTGTGGCGATCCAAAAACTTTTAGTGGTCATAAGTTACAACATCCACCAGAAGTTGGTGATATATTTTTATTTCCGTCTTGGTTAACTCATATGGTGTATCCTTTCAGAACACCAAATGAAGAACGAAGATCCGTATCTTTTAACTTACGTTTAGTTCCGAAAGATGCAACTTTTACCACGGATGAACATAAATAAAATACCCATGGTAAGAGTCACTTGGCTTGACGCTAGGGATACAGAAACAGGTTGGTTACCAATAAAAGAAATTATTGATGCTCCGTTGGCCGTGTGTCAAGAAGTTGGTTACATGGTTGTAAATAATGATGATAAGATTGTAATTATGCGATCTTGGTGTATAGACAAAGATGATAATCACGGAGGTGGAGCCATTGCGATACCAAGGGGCTGGGTTAGAAAGATAGAGTATTTAAAAGTAGAATATGCAACAAGATAAATTAGCAGACATACATATTATAGAGGGTGGCGTTGGTAAACATTTACAGTTTACTTCGCTGTTAGACGATTTAACTGTCTCAAAAAAAGTTTGCATTATGTCAAGTTGGCCAGAACTTTTCAAACATGATGAAAGAGTTGCTTTCTCAACTCTATTAAGTACTCCACCATTATATGATCATACACATACTTTCTTTAGAAATTATTGGAATGTTTTTAATAACGAACCGTACAGATCTAATTTTTTAAAAGGCGATTGTCATATTATTGATTATTGGCGACAAATGTATGACTTGCCAGACAATGATGACAGAAGACCTAATTTTTCTATAAACAAAAGAAGAGAAAAAGAACTAGAAAAAGACATATTGAAATTAGGTAAGTTTGTTTTGGTTCAGTTTACAGGCGGACAAGGTGCAAAGATACAAAACTATGATACAGAAAATGTAGGAAGAAATTATAATCAAGGGCAAGAAGTTGTTAATTTATTGCGTGAAGAACTACCAAATGTAAATATAATTGTTTTTGGTCACGATAATGAGCAAGAGCCTTTACTAAACACCATGGCTTTTAACAACTTTGGTGGAAACCCAAAATTTGTAGACAAACTAGATTTCATGATACTTGCTAAGTATTGTGTTTCATTCATTACTATAGATAGCGCATTACAACACATGTGTTCAAATAAACCATTTAACAAAAAAGGTGTTGTTCTTTGGGGCACTTCAAAGCCAGAAATGTTTGGTTATTCTCAAAATAAAAATTTAATCTCTGATTACCCATATTGTGTAGAACTAGATCCTAAAAAAATAGTGGATGAATTTTTAAACCAAGAGATGTCATGAGAAAAATTTTTATAGGCACTCCCTGTTATGGCGGCATGATTACGGCAGATTATTTTAAAAGCTGTATGCAACTTGTGGCCCTGGCAGCTTCTCAAAAAATAGAGCTGCAATTTGGAACTATTGGTAATGAATCACTAATTACTAGAGCCAGAAATACTTTAGTGCAATTGTTCATGGATGGTGACTACACTCATCTTTTATTTATTGACTCTGATATAGCTTTCAATCCTGAATCTGTTATAAAAATGTTAGAGTATGATAAAGATGTGGTTACTGGTATATATCCTAGAAAAACTATTGACTGGATAAAGGTTAAAAAAAGACTCAAAGAAAATCCTGACATGCCTGAGGACGAACTTCTTGCATCTTCGTTACAATATAACTTAAACGTAACAAATCCTAATAGGATAATATTAGATAAAGGATTTATAGAGGTCATGGATGGTCCAACAGGTTTTATGTTAATTAAAAGGAATGTGTTTGAGAGAATGGCAAAAGTCTATCCAGAGTTAAAATTTGTGCCTGATCAACATATCAATCAATCTCACGACAAAGAATTTGATTATCACAAAACATCTAATTGGAATTACACTTTTTTTGATACAATGATAGAACCACAAACAAAAAGATATCTATCAGAGGATTATGCTTTCTGTCGTTTATGGCAAAATATGGGTGGTAAAATATATGCTGACATAACAAGTGGCATGACACACTACGGAAATTATGCGTTTAGAGGCAATGTAGGCACTCAATTTAAAGGTGAGTAAAAATGAATTTAGGATTACAAATTAAAGACAACTTTTTACCAAAAGAATTATTTGAAAAACTTGCAAACTATAGCGTAGGTTTAGACTACAGCAGTAAAAATATTACACAAGGCTCTGGTATTTATGAAGAGCATGTTTTTTTATCAAATCCAATAGACAAAAACGACGATTTGCTTAAGGATCTAGAAAAATCTATAATTGAACATTTTAAAATAAAAATAAAAAATACACATCTTGCAGCTTTTACATGTGTAAATACTAAAAAGGCAACACCACACACTGATTTATCTAAGTTTCCCAACGAAAAACATCTAATAATTTATTTGAACGGTGATTCTAAACTAAATGCAGGAACTGGATTTTACGATAAAATAGGCAAAGAAGCCTACGATTTAAATACAGCCGTTGGCTTTTATCCAAATAGAGCAGTAATTTTCGACGCTGACACTTGTTGGCACTCACCTTTATTATATACAGCAGAGGGCAATTTGCCCAGATTCTCAATAATAGTGTGGTTTGAGCCAGAAAATGTTGTTTAGATTTGTAAAAAAATAAGTTAATATCTTTATTATGCAGTTAGTAGATCTCAAATTTAGACCAGGAATAGATAAGCAAGACACAGCATACTCAGCTGGAGACGAAAGAAAATACGTTGATTCTGATTTTGTAAGATTTCACTACGGAAAACCAGAAAGATGGGGAGGTTGGCGAAATTTACCTAATCCAAACGTAACGGTGGTTGGTGCTGTTAGAGATACACATTCTTGGATAGGCTTAGATGGCACAAGATACTTGGCTTTGGGCACCGATAGAAAACTCTATATTTTTTCTGAGGGTAAAGTTTATGATATAACGCCACTAAGAGAAACACAAGCACTTACAAACCCTTTTACTACTCAAAGTGGACAATCTACGGTCACTGTTGCAGATACTGGACACAATGCTGCGGTCGGTGCTTTTGTTACGTTTGACGACGGCTCTGCATCAAATGTAGTTGATGGTATAGATTTTAATAATGAATTTGAAATATTGACTGTGCCAGATGGTAATACTTTTACAATAAATGCTGGCACAAATGCAACAGGATCAACTTCAGGCGGAGGTGGGTCCGTTACTGCTACTTATCAAATAAATCCTGGACCTGTATCTTCAACATATGGTTATGGATGGGGAACTGAAACATGGGGCGCTAGCACATGGGATACTCCTAGATCTTCATCTAATGTCGTTGTTGCAGGAAGAAACTGGTCTTTAGATAATTTTGGTGAGGACTTAATAGCAACCGTTTTAGATGGTGGGACATTTATTTGGGACACTTCAGGAGGTTTAGGTGCGAGAGCAACAGCTTTGTCAAATGCCCCTACTGCCTCTAGATTTAGTATTGTCTCTACAGATACAAGACATTTGTTAATATTTGGTACAGAGACGACGATTGGCAATACAGCTACTCAAGATGATTTACTATTTAGGTTTTCTGATAGAGAGGATGCAACTGATTATACCCCTGTCGCTACGAATGAAGCAGGATCTTTGAGAATAACTGATGGGTCTAGAATAGTTGGCGCTGTAAAATCAACAGGTCAGATACTAGTATGGACAGACACATCATTACACGGAATACAATTTGTTGGAACACCTTTTACATTTGGTCTTAGACAACTTGGTGCTAATGCTGGTTTAATAGCACAACACGCAGCAATAGAAGTAAATGGTGTAGCTTATTGGATGTCAGATAATGCCTTTTACTTATTTGACGGTGTTGTCAAAAAAATGCCGTGTTCAGTGCAAGATTATGTTTTTGATGATTTAAGTTACACTAATAAAAATGACATCGCTGTCGGTCTAAATACAGCTTTTAACGAAATAATTTGGTATTATCCTTCAGCTAACGCTACACAAATAGATAGAGCAGTTGCTTATAATTATTTAGAGGGAACCTGGTACACAATAAATCTTGCAAGAACTACATGGTTAGGTGCGTATGTGTATGAAAAACCAATAGCAACAGAATATAGTACATCTGCAACTGCAAATGCTACTAGCATATTAGGATTAACTGCTGGAGCTTCTTCTATATTTGAACATGAGTCTGGCAACAATCAGGCAGATGGCACGGCTATAACTGCATTTTTAGAAACAGGTTCTGTAGAAATAGCAGACGGTGATCAATTAATGTCAGTCAATAAACTTGTTCCTGATTTTGACAATTTAGCTAATACAATGACAGCGCAATTAACTTTAGAACAGTATCCACAGTCTGCGGCTAATGTTCAAACAAGTGGCACTATAACTAGCACAACAGAAAAAATAAGTGTAAGAGGTAGAGGTAGGGCAGTAAAAATACGATATACAACTAACACGGTAGATGATACACCTTGGCGACTTGGCTCACAAAAATTAGAGATAAGACCAGACGGTAGAAGATAATGGCTAAAATAAATATAACTAGATTACCAAACGCTACAGAAGAATATGATGCTAGTCAGTTTGATCAAATGGTTAGATTGTTAGATCAAATTATTTTTTTACTTAATACAAACTTTCAACAAGACTTAAAAGAAGAGACAGAATCGGAGACATTTTTCCTTGGCTAATACATTTAAAAGTGCAATGGTTGATATGACATCAACAGATCTTACTACTATACTGACAGTGCCTACAGCTAATCCTGGTGCTACACCACCTGTTCCACCTACAACCGACGTAGTAAAATCTATTTTAATTTGTAATGATTCTGGAAGCACAACATTAGTGGATCTAGAAGTGGTTAGATCATCTTCGACATTTGAACTATTTAAATCTAAAAGTGTGGCAACAAATACTACAACAGAATTATTATCACAGCCTCTTGTATTACAAGAAGCTGATGTGTTAAAAGCGCAGGCTAACGCTGCTAACCAAGTTCACATAATTGTAAGTTTTATGGAGGTTACAAAAGGTCAACTTTAGAAAGGAATATTATGGAATTACAATCATTGTTTATAACACCTGTGATGATAACACAGGTCACGGGCCACGGTCATTTAATAGATAGGCTTTACGAAATAAAAGCCCAGGATGAAAAAGGCATGCCTAGATCTAATGTAGGAGGTTGGCATAGTCACGATGAATTGTACAAAGACGAAGAATTTAAAAGCACCGTTGGGGATATACTATATAAAGCTAAAGAATGCTTTGGTCATTTGGATGTGCAAGAAAAATATGTTCCTGAAATGACAGGTTTATGGGGCATAATTAATCCACCTGGATCAAGAAACAATGTTCACACACATCCTTATAATTACTTGTCAGGAGTATATTACCTAAAAGTGCCTCAAAAAAGCGGAAATTTAGTGTTTCTAGACCCTAGACCGCAAGCTGAAGTATTATCACCACCAAAGAAAAAAGATGCCTCTATACACATAGCACATAGCGTAGATTATGAACCAAAAGAAAATTCATTGATTTTTTTTCCATCATGGTTACAACATGAGGTAAAAATAAATACCTCTAATAAAGATAGAGTTATTTTAAGTTTTAATATAAACTGGAGAGAAAATGCCGATAGTTAAAGATGCAGAACAAATAGGTACTATGACTCTTGAAGATGGTAGAGTCATACCAAGATATAATGTCAAAACAGAAACGACGCTCACTAATACAGAAACAGGTCAAGAATACGAGTCAGAGGAAGCTATGCAAGCAGACATTGACGACCCAAATACCTCTACCACTGTTGAAAAAATTAGACGAGATGTTAAAGTATTTGCTCCATCTTTAAGAGATATGTTAGGACAAACTCCAAAGTCTTAAGATTTTTTACAATCACAATCATCTGGGCAATGATTTGACGCATCTTTCATGTGTCTTTCAAAGTCTCTCTCTATTGCAAGTAGTCGTTCGTGGTATCTGCTCACCTTGTCAGCAAGGACAGCAATAGCTTTTAAATAGTCTTGTTCGCTCATAATATCTCCTGTGATTGTTAATTTTGGTGAGAACCTAATGTAAGCATATTTTTTTGTTCTGCAACAGTATTTTTTAAAATTGTTTTCTTGACATCGAGTTTGTGTTATAACATGAGACAGAAAAAAGAATGATAAATTTAGGACAATTAATTTTTAAGAAACAAAAATTATTGACTGATGAGGAGTGCGACTTTTTAATAGACACTTACAACTCTCATAAATCTAAAATATATTTAGAACAATGTGCAAACGCTTTTACAGGTCTTGCACAAACATCAAGTTTTTTAGCACAGACACTTGAAGAAGATAGCGACGCATGTAATTTAGTTCATGAAAAAGTAAAACAAATGATAAACTTATTTCATGATTACATGGATAGTTTTAAAATGTTTCACGTTCACCGAAGATCGACTCTTTTATATCCACATAAATACAGACTATTAAAATATGAAGAGGGTGCACAAATACATCCTCATGTGGATCATAATTTAGGTGTGTATGGTAGCTGCACTATTAATCTTAATGATAATTACGAAGGAGGTGATTTTGGTTTTTGGGGAAACAAAGTAAGGGTTCGATTAAAAAAAGGAGAGGCTCTTATTTTTCCTGCAGATTATTATTGGGTGCATGAGGTAAATAAAATAGAAAAAGGTGTGAGATATTCAACCAATTGTTTTTTACAAAATTTTAAAGGCGAATACAGTGAAAAACTTAATTATTACGGTGAGGCGGATATAAAAGATATTGACAGGAACAGTTATTAAACATGGTACAAATTAATAACTTATCTGTCCCTATGGCAATAGATAAATTTAATGATCACGATAAAATAAAGGTTAAACTTTTACAAGATATAGATATCTCTGATAATGAAAAATATAAAGTAAATAAAGGGTACTACAACGACAACATACACAAATTAGACTGGCATAAAAATCGAGATTTTGAAAGGCCGTGGGTAAAATTTTTTTTACCCTTTTTAAATAAACAAATTTCTAAAATGATTAAACCACTAGGTTTTGAAAATTTTACTTTACCTGTAGTATGGTATCAACAATACCTTAAAAATGGTAAACATGGTTGGCATGTTCATGGCGATAATTATACTGGGATATATTATTTGGAAATGTCAGAAGATTCTCCTAAAACTCAAATAGTTAATCCTTCTGATATGAAAAATGTAATTGATTTAAATGTACAAGAGGGAGATTTTGTTATCTTTCCTAGTTTTGTTGTTCACCGAGCTCCCAAAAACAATTCTGACAAAAGAAAAACAATAATTTCTTTTAATATTGATTTCAATAAAACTACTAAAGGTTATGAAAGTGAATAAATTTTAAAAATGAAAACAATATTAACAGGAACAATTATTAAAAAATATGAAGTGCCTATTGAGATGATAGACGAGCTCAATTATGAATATGAAAAAAATCAAAAGTCTTTAATAAGTGAAAGTCCTGACTTAGCAGGTAGAATAGACATTGAATTAGATATAAAAAAGATTTTACCTAAATTAAAAATTTTTAATAAAATTAATTTTTTTATTAACGATTACTTAATGACATTAAATAATTTTGGATTGTTGTCTAATCCTCAGATAAAAACGCATATAAGAAGCTGCTGGATAAATGATATGAAAGAAGGTGAATACAATCCTGTTCACACACACAATGGTCCTACAAATGCAGGATGGTCTTGTGTTCTTTTTTTAAAAATACCAGAGTTTGTAAATGACGTTAAACACAAGCACAAATTTCATGATGGGCAGCTTTGTTTTATTGGCTATGATAAAAAAATATATTGGATAACTCCAGAGGTAGGAGATTTTTATTTATTTCAGGCTAATCAACAACATACTGTTTATCCTTTTAAAACAAAAATAAAAGGAGAAATCAGAAGATCCATGTCTTTTAATTTAATAGAAGATGTTAAATAAAAAAATTACATTTTGTGCAACAAACAAAGAAATGCTCGATGTTTGGCCACATCCAAGACCTGCTTCAAGATATATTCCTGAAGAATTTAAAAAATTATCAAGATTTAAAGACGGTAATTTACACATAAAAACGATTAAAACATGCATGCCTTTTTTAGACTCCTTGACCATGGGTTATATAATACCTTTTGATCAAGACTATTTAGTAGATCCAACTGAAGATGATTTTACTGTAACACCTGCTAATTTACAGCAAGATGATTTTGGATTTCATAATCAAGTGCAGCTACCAACAGATTGGCAAAAAACAGCTGGAGAAAACGCTGGAAAATTCCACAACAGATGGCTAATAAAAACACCATCGGGATACAGTTGTTTATTTATAAAACCGATGAATAGAGTAGAAAATCGTTTTGATATAATTGCTGGAGTCGTGGATACAGATACTTATATAAATACAATTAATTTTCCCTTTGTTTTAAATAAAAGAGATGAACAATTTATAATTAAAAAAGGTGATCCTATGGTTCAAGTTATACCTTTTAAAAGAGAATCTTGGAAAATGTGGAGCGGTTTTTACATAGAAAAAGCACACGGTAAAGTAATCCGTCTTTTAAATAGTGAGTGGGTTGATAGATATAAGAACATGTTTTGGAAAAAGAAAAGTTTTAAATAATGTTACACACAAGTGATTACATACACTGTTATGAACATGTTTTGGACAAAAATTTATGTAATGACATAATCAAAAGTTCAAAAGAATATGTCTTTACTAAAGCACCCACAATAGCTGAAGAAGAAAATCTAGAAAATAAAGTAAAATCAGATTATAGAAAATGTTATGTACATCCAATAAACAATAAATATTTTCAAGATATATTTAATGCTACTAAAAGGGTACTGAAAATGTATGTAGAAGATCATAAATTTTTTTCTACTGGCTTAAGCACTGAAGACACTGGTTATCAACACTTAATATATTTAGGCTCAGAAGGTGGTGAATACAAAGAACACACCGACCACGGTGACCTTTGGCAAAGAGTATTAACTATTTCATTTATTTTAAACGAAGATTACGACGGAGGGGATTTTGTCTTTTTTAATGGTCAACACAAAGTGCCTCCTAAATCTGGTAGTGCAGTGGTTTTTCCAAGTAATTTTTGTTTTCCTCACGCAGTGAGCCCTGTATCAAACGGAGACAGGCATGCTATTATAACTTGGATTCACTAATACAAATGAAAGATAAATATAAATATGTTAAAAACATGTTATCACAGGACCTTGTAAATTTTTTAACAAGTTTTAGTTTAAAGAATCCTAGACCTGGAGATCCTCAAGCTCCAATTTCTTCTTCAATGCACTCGGCAGGCTCGGAGATATACACCCACATAATCTACCACTTACACTCAATCATGGAGTTTGAAACAAATTTAAAATTAAAACCAATATACTCTTATAACAGAATTTACTATGGTGGCTCGGAACTACAAAAACATAAAGACAGAGAGGCTTGTGAAATTAGCGCATCAATCGGATTAAATTATAATTATGAAAATCCAAATTATGTATGGCCACTTTGTATGGAAGATTTTCCGATTGTTATAAAACCTGGTGATGGTGTAATATACAAAGGAGCTGAGATAGATCACTGGCGACCAGTATTTAATCAACCAGAAACAAGTTGGCATCATCAATTATTTGTTCACTACGTTGATATAAATGGACCTTTTAAAAATTATGAAGCAGAGGATAATTTAAACAAAATAATGAAATGATTTTGTACGGAAACATAGATGATAAAGCTTTAATATTAAATGAGGTGTTACCAAATGATCTTTTTAATAAAGTCTCTTCATATGATTATCTAAATGTAAACAATAAAACAAATTCAAAAACTCATATTAATCACAAAGACTGGCAAAAAGAATTACATAAAGACAAGTATAATAACAAAACCATGGAAGAGGTAAGAAACATAGGCCATTTAGCTGTTTATGATAAAGAAAAATATGAATACATTGATATAATTTTTAAAAATGTTTTAGATGTAATCATAGACTGTGAATTTTTACCTCATAACAAAAAATTATCTTTGTATTTATCATACTACGAATATGATAAATATGCAGGAATCAATTGGCATAATGATCTTTCATACCCTTTAAATTATTCTTTATATATTCATGACGAATGGAATGAAAATTGGGGTGGTGAAACTTTAATAGATACAGGCAGAGGACTACCCTTGTCTATTAGTCCTGTAAGAAATTCTATGGTAGCTATTAAAAATGAAGTTTATCACAAAGTTAGTGCTGTGACAGGTCCAAAAAAAAGAAGAGTATTACAGTTTAGAGGTTCGGTTTACGAATAGTTAGAATCGTAATCAGCCCAAGTCTTTGACCAATCCCAATAAGTTGATGTATCTGCATTATCTTCATTAAAATTATCTAATGAATTTCCATCATTTACCCAACTAGTCTCAGCTGCTTCATAAGCAGTATTAAAATCATTTTGTGCTGTAGTAATTTGACCTTTTCTAGTTTCCGCCCAAGTTAACAAATCAGCAATAGTTGTAGTTCCTATTGCATCGGATGTTGCGTTTAAATTAGTATTACCAGTCATATTACCTGTAGCTGGATCTTTAGTTTGTATTTCATTTTGTCCAGCTAAATTATTCCAAATCACGTAATGATAATTATTAGGACACCACGCATCTACCCAATTCTTTCCTTTATCTGCCCATTTAATACGATAACTATTATCTATGTAAATGTATTCACCATTTGCAATTACGATTTGAGTAGCCATTTATATCTCCTAGTGTTTAATAATATACTGAACAATTACAAAAGGTGAAAATGAATTTGTACCTGATGCAGTTACATCTCCAGTTAAAGTTGTTGTAATATTACCTGTTAAAGTTCCAGACAATGTATGTGAGTGATTGTGACCAGTACCTGAGCCTGCGTCCGTAGTTGCACCACATTGTACAGGGTTTAAACCACCTGCCCTGTGAGCACCACCTGCTGTACCAGGCGTGTTATACAAACGAACTACGTGATCGTGAACCCCTAACTGAGCTTCAGTTAAAGAAGTGTTACTAATATCACCAGTAATTGTAACTGATTGTGTTGTAGTGCTACTAGCAGCTTGGTTGTTAGTTACAGCAACTGTAACTGTATTGGCACCACCTGTCGTCGCTAAGTTAGTTGTACCACTTTTTCCTTGTGGAAATTTACCTTGAAGATCTGGCACATTAAAAGTTGTTGAAGTATCACCTGCTCCGTAAGTAGTTCCTATAACAGCAAATAAATCTGCGTACGTAGTTCTTGATACGGCAGCGCCATCACATAGTAGGTAACCATTAGGAGCCGTGGCTTTACCCCAAGGTTTGATTGTTCCTACTTCACTTCTATTTGTAATATCTTGTAAGTTAGCCATGTTTAATCGTTATACTTTAATCTCCAACCATTGTCACTGTCATAATACACCAACGATATACCAGCATTATTAGTTGATATTGTTAAATCTGATGTTGCCCCCTGAATCTTTTCACCATTTCTTCCAACGGTAATATTGTTAGTGGCTGCAGTACCGTGTGAATCAATTATTTTTACTTGGTTTCCAATTGAAGGAGAAGCAGGTAAAGTTATTGTCACAACACCACCAGATGTATCAACAAATATATTATCACCATCTGATGCTGTGTAAGGTGAATCACCTGTCGCTTTTTCTATCCATGCTTCACCTAAACCAGCGAGTGTAAAAATATCATACCAGTTAGTTCCGTCAGTAGAGACTAATCTGTATTTACCATTTGTAATTGTAACTGTGTTACCAGAAGCGCCTAACCTTGCAGTTATGTCAGCGCCACCAGAAATATTATTATATAAACCGTATGTTTTTTGTACAGCAGGAAACTGTACGATATGAGTTGTAGAAATTGTTCCTGAAAAAATTATTTGGTTTTGTCTAGCTTCATTGTTCGCTTGAGATTGTGGGCCATCACCAGTGGTTAAAGTTGTAGGGCCTGCGCCAGTTAATGTCTTTGCATATACACCAGCAATAGCAAACTCAAAAACTTGTGAGAAATTATTATTTGTTATTGTACCCCAAGTTCCAGAATTTTCTCCTGTTGCCTGAAGTTCTATTTTCAAACTTGTCGAATAAGTTGATACCATTTAATCTCCTAATTTAAAACTTAATGATTATTTCAAAGTTTGTCAAAACTTTTATGCAGCTTTGTGAACTTCTGTCCAACTTATTCCGCTGTTTGAGTCATCTACTTGTGACCAGAAGGTCCCTTGTAAAGTACCAGTTGCACTTGTAACAGAATTACCTGTTATTGTAAAGGCAACATCAGTACGAATATTTACATTACCCTCACTAGCTGTGGCTTCTACACTAGGGGCCTCATATAAAGTTTCTTGCTCAGCATCTCCTATGGTAGATGTCATACCAATACCAGTAACAAAAACAGACGTTCCCACCGTTCCTACAGCAGAAGTCATCGCATTTCCTGTAGGGAAAACAACAAATTCAGGATCGGCCTGGACCGTTCCTACTGTTGACTGCATCGCAGTGTCAGCGCCAACTACTACTGTAGTTTGACCATCACCTGAAACAGTAAAAGTCCCTGTTGTAGATGTTAACGGGTTTCCAGATACAGATATATTTTGATCTGTCGCAACAGCCTCATCGCCTGTGCTTATGGTCATAGGTTGACCAGTTACTGCAAACGAACCACCTACAGCTCCCCATTGTTGTTCACTCCAACCAATAGAACTGCCTGTGTTGACATCAGTATCACGGTTCCAACCTGTGGTTTTTGTTACGCTTGTAGATTCATCACCTACAGATGACGTAAGTGGGTTACCTGATACAGATATATTTTGATCTGTTGATAATGAAACATCGCCCCTTGCTGATGTTGCAGATGCACCATTTGTAATGGTAGCGTTTGCTATACCTGTAGCAACAGAAGTTCCAGCTGTAGAGGTAAGTGGGTTACCTGATACAGATATGTTTTGGTCAGTGGTAACTGTCTCAGTACCTAGAGATGACGTGAGGCCATTACCTGTTACAGATACAGGTGCTTGTTGGGACCAGGCACCACTGTTCCAAGTTTCTCGGCCCCATCCTTGGATAGAGGCCATGTTTTATCTCCTTATGCTATTCTTATGATTGCAGCGGTTGATTCAGCAGCAGGAAACGTAATTGTAAACGTACCAGCAGTCGAAGATTTAACTCCGCCAAAATCAAGAACACAGACTGCAGCGTTTGTAGTCAAACCAGATACAGTAGAGCTGTTATAAATAACAGCAGCTTGTGCAGAAATTGTTGCACTTGTAAATGATAGGTCTGGTTGAAAATCACATACAGCAGTATCTGATGATAAAGTAGGTGTTACAGATGTTAACGTCCCACCTCCTTCAGTATAAGTTCCTGAGTTTGGTACTTCATCAGTTTGTGTAAAAGCAGTTGTTGCTTTACTTAGTGTTGCTTCACTATCGTATAGCGCTAGTTTAAAAGTATTCCCCGTCGTTGCCGTAAAATCGTGCAGGCCTTTCAGGATCTCCACTTTAAAACTATTACATATAGCTTGGTTAATTGCCATAATTATCTCCTATGGGTTCCTTGACTCGAGAGGGATACGAATAACGCCATCTCGAAATTCGTCTCTACGG